CTGAAAAAGGTTTAAAAGTGTCTTTGTCCATGTGTTGATACTTCATAAGCCACATTTCCCACGCTTTTTTTTCTTCTTGTTTCTGAATCTTGTGCCTTAAAAAACCTCCTAAAAATTTAATAGGAAGGTCTTTTATATTGAAATAATCATTCGCCAACAATGTATATATCTCATAAATAGTACATTGACGGCTTATTTGAAAAAATCAACAACTCCATCTTGTGAAAATATCTTTTTTATAGTGTCTTTTATTTCTTTCATATTCATTTCTAGTGCATTTTTGCCAGTTACATCAGATATTAAATCATTAATTTCTTGTTTTGCCTTATATATGTTCTTAAAAATAAGCATAAATATTTCTGCACCAAACTGTGCATTGTCCTTACCCGCCATATCTGGCAACTTAAAATCCATTTTGTCTGCTATTTCAGATAGTAAGTACATATCATTTATATTTAGTTTCCTCATAAATTCCCCTTTCTTGATACAAAAAAAGAGAGGATTCAACCTCTCTTAGTCATAATTTTTAAATTTTTACATCAAAATTTGTAGCTGCTAATGTTGCATTGCCTGTCAAATCTTTTATTGCACTTGCTTTTGCATTAACTCTAAGAGTTTGACCTGATACAAATGTTGTTGAACCAATTGTCACTATAGCGGACGGATTGCTTGTGTTAGGATTAATCCATACCACTGAGTTAGCTGATGTTGTTATAGCAATAGATGCTGGAGTTCCTAACGCATCATTTGTTAATGCTGACAATAAGTTAAATCTGTCAGTTATAGCAAGAGTATCAGCATGTAATTTTTCATTAAATGTTAATACAACTGATGTTCTAGCGCCTGCACTTGGTGCTGCTGGATATATAACAGGTGCGACTAAATCACCAGGAGCAGATGTGGCAAATTCAATCTTCCATGGTTCACTTGTCCTTGCACTCTCTAAATAAGTTGCTGTATAAGTTAATTCTGGTACTATTTCTTCTTTGTCTACTATTTCCCATTCTATATTTTCGAGGTTTATTGCGTTTTGAATTTCAATATAAACTTGTTTGCCTGCTTTGGTTATTCCAGTCCAAGAAACTGTATTGTAATCAGCATCAACCACATCCGCCTCTGCTGTTATAACATCTTTACTTGCGTTTGATGTGCTTCTGTTCATGGCTGGATACAACTTTGTGAAATTTGCTGGTAACAATTCTAAGGCACTAAAAACTAATTTTGCTATACTTCTTACTTTTCTTATTCTTCCTTTAACGGGTCCACGATCTCCATCCGCTTCAATTTGTCTGTATTCTCTTTCTATTGTGAACTTTCCACCACCTCTTGTTAGAGCAATGTCAACTCCATTTACTGCAAAAACTCCATCACCAAGAATTATATCCTGTGCACTCATAATGTTAACCTCCTAAATAACTATGTATAATATATTTTAGTTGTCTTCTTCTTATTCTCTTGTCTTCGTCGGGTATTATAAGCCTGTTAATTCGGTAACACTTAGCCGAAAAACCATTTATAAACCACATTTTCCTATGTAATCCGCTTGGTGTAAATACGTTACCGTCTCCATCAATATTCCCTGTTATTGTCTCTATATTAGTTGTATCAGATGAATTATCCCAAATATCAATTTCTAAATCAAAATCTTCTCTATTTGAAAGCATTTCATTTGATGATACTAAATTATAAACAATATATGGATAAACTGCATTATCAGGAGCACCTTCAAAATACACTCTAATTGCTTTTGTTGTTAAAAAAGTTGTAATTTGTCTTTGTAATTCTAATGTATTCATTCTCTATTCAACTCCCTTAAAGCATCCGCAATCATTTCTTGTATTACATTTACATTAGAGCGGACCGTTGGCATTAGAAATGGTCTTTTAGTATTGTTAGAACTCCCAAACTCTTCCCATGTTGCATAGAAAGCCTTGCTTCCAACTTGAAGGTCTTTTTCTTGCTTTCTATACCAATACCCAATTGACCTTTTAAGTCTACCTGGTTTAACCGTTATCTTTTTACCATTATAGTAATATGTTCTTGTTTTACTAGACTTACTTGCTGCACTCTGTATTTCTTTTGTAAGAAATTTTCCTATCTCTTTTAAAGCATTTTCAGGTTTGTCTCTTATTTTTTGCTTTGCTTCTTCAACCCTAGATTCATAAGTTCTTCTAGCCATTACCTCACCTCAATTCCAACTAGCCCTTGACAAATCAGTTCTGTTAATTCAATATTTTTC